CACTACCTCGACCCAGACCTTCACGCCTTCCACTCTCACCGTATAGGTCTCTTTCATCTTGCTGCGCCCATAGTCGCCGTATCTTTGCTGGTGGGCTGCGAGTGCGATTTCACATGCCTGGCGAGCTAAAGGGGATTGCTTACTGCCTCGATTAATCAGTCGCATTTCTTCTCCTTGAGGGAGAGTTTCCCCTCCCGATCTCGTTAGTCCACGTATTCCGGTTTCATATCCGCCAGGGTGATGCTGAACTGATGGTGTAGTTCCTCTCCTAAATGGCGTTTCACAGATGCCAACACGCGTTCAGCTTCGCCAAAGCGTTCTGCCGCACCGGGTTCATCTGGAGATGGTAGGGAGTTGATTGCCGCTTCCACCTTGTTACGAGCATCAACCAGGTAATAACGCTTCACAGCTTTGTTCTTCAGTTCAGTGAACAGGGCAGAACCCAGGGTTGCTTTCACGGTTTCAATATCTGCGCGCAGAGCTTTTGCGCTATCCACATCCTGAGCCGCCTCGATGCGATCACGGAAATCATCAGCAAGTGCATCGATGTTTTGAGCTGATTCCTGAGCCGTTTGAGTGGTAGTGACGTTGTCACCTGAAATGTCTGCAAGGCTCACGTGCTGTGCCGGTGCGGGGTTTACCTCTCGTTCTTCACGGCGATCATCGAGCTCATCCGGGGTGTAAACGCCCAGAATCACATCCGGGCAGAACAGTCTCGCCCAGCGTTTGACGGCCAGGTACGCCAGCTGCTGGCGAGGGTCATCAGCCCAAAGGGTAGAGTTTCGGGTTCGGGCCTGAGCCAGCAGCAAATCGAGTTCTCTCGGCTGATCTTCACCTTTAAGCGTTGCGCGGATAATGATGCCGATCCCAGCCTCGTCAGCCAGGGTCCAGCCCGGGACGCGGTACTCGCCTTTGTCGCCTTTACGGATGTGGAATTTTCCAACGACCTTTTCCCATGGCCCGTACCATTCATATTCAAAGCGGCTGGCCAGCACGCCGCTTCGTGAAATGACGGCATTAACCAGCTGAGCTTCATACCCGAGCACACCGTTAATCAGGTGCGTCTTCTGCGCCACGGCAAAGGGATTCATCTGCCACTGTGCCGCTTGCATCGCAACAGCCATGCAGTCGGCCTGATTGCCCTGCAGGTGTTTAGGAACGGTGGCAGTGCCCTGCGCCATAATCTGTGCGAACGTGCTGATGGCATTCAGATATTGGGAATCGAACAAAGCCACGTTGGAGTTAATAACGGTGTTCTGGTCAGCAACGGTAACGTTAGTGTTATGCATAAATCCCCCTTAAGCCTGAGCGCGCAGCGCTTCGAGGCGGCGCAGGTCGAAGTCGTTCAGTTCATCGGTGTAATCGGTAGTGATCGGCGCTGGCCATTCGCCCGTGTCGAAGCCGGTTGCGATGGCGCGCATCGTTTTGCGGTACTCCAGCATGCCCAGTTCCAGCAGTTCGGTGGAGGCCTCAATGATGGCGATCCAGTGGTAGTTCTCGTCTTTGTTGACGAAAATCCAGAAGAACTGGTCCAGCGCCGCGGTCTCGCAATACATAGCCGCACTGAGGTGGTAGTCCCGGTCAATGATTTCCCGGTGCAGCCTGGCCCGCAGGCTTTCCTGCTTCACATTCCACATGCTGATGGTTTTCAGATCGGCACCGATGCGCACGCCATCCAGTTCAATCTCGAGGTCAGGGCGTACACGCACTTCTAAACCTGTTTCGTCGTCAAAGCCGAAGTAACTCACTTCAACGGCGCGGCTTGGATGTGTCAGCAGCATGCCGGCGGTCGGGTGCGCCAGTAGTGCGGACTGAATTGCCCGCGCTGTGGCCAGCTGCTGGCGGGTAACCAGAATCTTTTCGCCAGGGTTGTCGCGCCAGGCATCCAGCAGCTCGTCTGCGAACACGGCATCGGGCTTAACCGACTTAACTGCCTGTATCATGTCTGCTTTGCTGCCGGAGACTTTCAGCGGCGTCGATTTCTGCGCTTCCTGTGCTACCAAATCAGGATTGATGATCGCTAATTGCTCAAGAAGCGCATCACGGCTGCCGCTGGTTTTAACCGGCACGGGCAGGGTGGCGTTGTACTCTTTAATGCACGCCTTCATTGCCGTCGCAGTTTGCTTCTGGCCTTCTTCAATACGCTGGTACTCAGCAGGCAGAGCCATATAGCTTTGAGCCGTTTCTCCCTGGCTGGCGCCAAGCGGCACTGGAGCGGGAAGGGACGCGTTATGTTCTTCAAGTAACGCTTTAATCTCGTCAGCGCTTAGCAGCGCCGGCAGGCTGGCGTTGTACGCCTCGATGAACTCGCGCAGAGTTGCGGTGGTGGTGAAAGCACCCTCCGGGATCTCAGGTTCTACGCTGAATTCTGCTTCGAGGTTTTCCGGCTGCAGTGCAAGGGCATGCACCAGATTTCCCATATCCAGCACTTTGGATGCTGTGCGTGGGATAGTTTTAGCCACATGGCGTGCGTTGAAGTACATCAGGCTGACGCGGGCATCTTTTACCTGGGTTGAGCTAATACCGTTTGCTGCGTGATAAACATCATTCGGCAGACCTTCGTAGCGGCCAGGCTCGAAGTAAGCCGGGTATTCGATAATTGGCTCTGACTGCTGCTCTTTCGGCGCTATAGAATCTGTCTGCGTATTAGCTGCATCAGTGCTTTCGCCCGGTGGTACCGAACCAACATCTTCGTCTTTCTCTGGCTTAGCCGTTTCCATCTGCACATCGTTGGTGGTCTCCGCTGCGTTTTCCGTTTTTTCGACTTCATTTGAGGAGGTATTGATGACCGGATCGGTAGTTCCACCCATTAGGGCATCGATGGAGAACACGCCGCTGCCGAGATTTTCAACCTGCGGTTGTTCACCTGGGGCTTCAGTCTCAACTGCAGGGATAGGCAACGGCAGTAACTCCACAGCAGAGTTAAATTCAGCCGTCATGGTTTTATTCATAAACTCAAGATGAGCCGCTGGCGTGTGGTGGATGTTTTCCGGCGCTATGCGGATCAGATTGAAGATTGCCGCACGGTTCACCGCCAGTACGCCGGGCTGATTACGCAGGATGGCGCTCCATGATTTCCATGGTTCTTCTTTCTTAGCCACGATTTCTTTGGCACGTCGTAACACGTTCGAAGGTATTTCGAAGTGGTGGAAGTCCATAGGCAGCAGGGCACAGGCGATCTCAAGATCGAGAGTGTCCAGATTGTGGTGCGCGCCTTCGCCGCGATCCGTCACATAGCCACCGTCTGCATTGGTCCCAGAATCAGTGCGCTGAACATTACTGATACGATTACTGGCTGCCCACTCGCGAACGAGAATGCCGCGGTCAATATAATCAGTCGCCGCCCAGATTCGGGTGAAACGGAGAACCAAAGCGAGTTCGTGGCGCTTCTCCTGGCTGAACACCTTGCGAATGGCGTCGGTATAGCGCCACAGGTCTTTGGTGTCGTAACCCTTAACCTCTTCGCAGTTTTCTGCCGCCAGCAGCAGGTTCTGGACATAGCTGTTGTCAGTGTCCATCTCCAGAGCGCTGATACCTTCGTATTCTTCGCGGGTTAAGTGGTGGCGCAGTTCGTCGGCGGTGAACTGGGCGAGTAGCTGCTTCCGGAACGGCATACGAACGACTGGATAACGAGTGGTTTCGTCATCATTCTCGTCAATCTGAATACCGTTTTCAGGTTCTGGAACCTGATCGGTTGTAACATCGGTGTCGCTGGTGCTTTCTGATTTGAGAAGAGAAAGCTTTCCGCTTCTCCACTCTTCAACTAACTGATTGCGGTCGCCGGCATCTGCTCTCGCCCAGTCAGCCATGAATGCAGCGATAATTTCGGTTTCGTGTGCTTCATCTGGCGTGAATACCAGCTTAATCGCCTGAACCAGTTTCCACTCAGCGTTCAGGCTGAGTTCGGCAACTTCAGGGATATCGTTCTTCGCAAGCAACAGGTTCTGGAGATAGGTGTTGCCTTCATCCAGTGACATTTCGCTGGCAGCCAGTTGCTGCTCTTTAGTGATATGTGACTGGTATTTGTCGCTGGTCAGGTGGACAGCAAAACGGACCGCTGGAGTGCGGTTTTCAAGCGGGACACTCTCGACAGTAGTTTCGACTTTAACGGTCGTTTCCGGTGCGGCAGTTTTGTCCACGGCACCAGTCGACTCAGTACCAGCCTTTGGCAGCCAGGTGCGTCCATCGTCCTGCAGTTCGTAGCGTTTGCACCAGGTGTAATCCACTGTGCTTTCTTCTGGCAGGTCGTTGTAAACAGGGAAATCGGTACGGACAGGCTTGCTATAATCCTTCCCCCGGCCGGTTTCGATGCCAGCATCTTCCAGCTCTACATCCAGCTGCAAGTTGGCTCGTGCTTCTGATTTAGCCGTGAACCAGATAACGGCATCTTCTTTGCCGGATTTCTGCGTTGCCTTGATTAAATGAAAGAATTCCATATCGGGTCCTTAATTTTGATTGTAAGATACCCGCAGCTAATGATTGCCGCCTTGGGTAGTGGTCATTGGTCAAAACTCGATTCCGGAAAGCTTTGGTCGGCTGACCGGGTACTTAACCCGCCTTGCGCGGGTTTTGTGCTTTTAAGGGCTGGTAGCAGCCATTGGGCATAACTCGATTAAAATTAGAAAGCAGGCTGTTGGTCTTCAGCCGGTTTATATGGGTAACATTCTCCTTTAATGTGCTGCTCTTTGGCAGCTGCATCACAACCAGATTCGGTCTGATAAACACCGAGCATGATGTCTGAGCAACCCCCGGTGAGGGCGCAGACGGTAACGATCAGGGCAAAGAACGAGCTCATGCTTTTAGCTCTGGATTGCCTTTTTGCGCCAGTAAGTAGCAAAGCTTGCGAATCCATACTTCCGCCGCACTGAGGCGGATAGCTTGTTGTCTTGAAGGTGTTCGTGCAAAGTCGATCATTTATCTTTCCTTTTAATTCTGACTGTCGTATCGCGGTCCTAACTTCAGTGCTATTGTGGTTATTCCCGCACTCTAATGAGGGAATTAACTGTGGAAAAAGAAGAGAAAGTCTTGTATTTAACTCGCTTAGCGGTTGATACATATAACTCTTACCGTTCTGCTCAAATCTCTTCTGGCCGGAATCTTTCTGACCCCCACGATCCGGTGGAAGAGATAGAAAAAATCTATGCAAAATTCGAAGTCTTTCTTGACCAGAAACTCTCAGAAGACGAATGGAAATAGGGTTATATGCTTCCCCAGCTAGACCTATTTCTCCAGAGTGGGCTGTTGCAATGTGCATAAAGCTCACTCTTTCTTATGACCGTGTCATCCACAATTTTTCCCCCTATATGCGCCTGTAACGCCGGCCAGCGGAACGTTTAAACCTGATGCGCGTTAATCTCTCCACCTCATCCGACTATTCGTATGCCGTCGGCGGCTACTTCGTGGGCGTCCTGCCTTGGTGGAACGTAGTGCGTCTTGGTGATAGCCATTAAATCACTGGTTTATATGTATGTCAATTAGGAGTTGATGTTGATTGTAAATCGATAGTTTATATGGCTGGGTTTTGTGAGGTTACTGCCGGAATGCAGACAAAAAAATCCCTGCTAAAATGCCGGGATCGGAGTGAAGAGTAGGCATAAAGCATTTACCACAGTCGGTGCTAATCTTTTTGAGGGCACAATGGAGCAGAACGATGAATAACAATGACTAGCAAACTGGGTTGGATGGATTGGTGATCGGCGTGGCGGTGATTAGTCTGGTATCAGCACCAAAACCTATCAACCGGGCGGGCATTATTGATGAACAGGTGAGGTTAGGGAGGCAGAAGTACGATGGCGTACAGGAAGAGGTGTCTGAGGAGGCGGCGGAGTTGTGAGTAAAGGGGTATAAAAAACCGGCTCGGTGGCCGGGTCATTTCAGTTTATCAAGAAAGGATTCTCTTTCTTTCTTATTCGAGTCTCTTCTATTAAGAATTGCCTTGAAACTCTGAAGCTCAATCATAATTTTATGAACAAAAAAACTCGTATAGAACGATACGAAGAGTAAGCCCCCTGATACCTTAAGCACCTGGTATAATAACTCTTGATTTCCGGCGCTAACCATCAGGCCTAACACCACAAATAGTGTCGAGAAAACATAGAATGCCAAAAGGAACACCATTAGTCGCCTTTTGGATTTAACCAGAGGTGAAAGCCTTCGCAGCTCTGATGGGGTTAACGAAGAGTGATCACTAACTTCGTTTGTTTTAAAGATTGCCTGTATGCAATACGATAAGGGCAACTGCATCAAACCCACTACAGCCCATGGTGCCGCAATAATAACACCTTCAGCAATAAAGCTGAGTGACTTTTTGATTATAAAATAGCCAATAAAAAAGGAAGCAAACACAAGAACAAGGTGGATGGTTTTAGATTTCATTATTATCCTCCTTATTCATCTTTTTACTTTATATTAAGCTCTCCCGCCTCAAGCTTGGAGAACAGCCATTTGTGCATCTTTAAGAATAAATCATTCTCATCGATAATGCCATTATTATATTCGACACTAATATTGCCTGAAAGTTTAATCTCTTTACCAGTAATTTCCCCGCCACCTTGAAGTTTTATGCTGTAATCATCCTCATCTACATGCCTTAGTGATGTAGCGATACTGTCAATAACAGCTTGACCGCCATCGTTGGTTTTTCTGAAATATGTAATTTCAAGACTTACTTGAAGATTTGCATCATCTAAGGAATCCTTCAAATTGATATCGTCCGCCCAGTTATCGCCCAAAAAGGCTTTAAGCAACGAACCGCCCTTACCAGAAGGTCTGTACTTGATCGTTTTAACCGAGCCTGTGGATTTTGGTTTGTAAAATGCGTCATCTTTTTTTGCTTCAGAAGTTATCGGTAAGCCGCCGATTCTAATGCTTTTAGCAGGTGACTTTTCCATCTTTTGCATGGTTGCTTCTGATGGCTTATCTTGCAGGAGTAAGGCAAAGTCATTTATATCAGTAAAGCTGTTTATAAGCCAGTTAAGATGAGACTCAAATTCTCGGGCGCGAAGGGATGTAGACTGAACAATTATCACATGGTTACCTAAAACACCAAAATATAAAATAGAGTCGACAAACTCTCTTTTTTTATCCTGTGCATTATCACCATCAATAATAATGTCATTCGAAGTTATTGAGTTTATATCATAAAATCTAACATTGTCATTTATTTCTAATAGAGATTGACTTTTATCTTTCTCGAAAAGAACTAGCTGACCAAATAGAATTGTCTTATATGTGTTGCTTTTATTTAAGAATCTTATCCCTGAATTATCATCTGCTGGAGAGATTTTTTCTTGGCGAAGCATAACATTTTCAGCGGAACCACCATCTCCTATGATTTCAAGTAAAATACGTTGCAATGAGGATGCCCCGTTTGGGATGACTGCCTTTTTATAATGAACTATTTTCTGTCTGCTATCTTTCATTACAATTACCCAGTTATATTTAACTTGACCTGAATAGGAACAATGATTATGGAATCTTTGAAGCTACCAACTATGCGCTGACCAGAACACTTTAATCCTCTTGCGACCGAATCCGACCTTTCATGTACTTCTCATACAGCTCGTCTAATTCTTTAAGACGAATCGCAAATACGCGGAGCATGTTCTGTTGCTCTTCTTCTGGCAGCTGGCGGTAAAGCTCCAGCAGACGTTGTTCGTCCGGCTTAAGCCCGTTTTTCTCGCCGACATCCTCACCTAGCAGCCAGGCGACAGAAATACCAACAGCATCTGCTATGGCCAGTGCTGATTTCTTACTAATCACCCCCTTTTTGAACCAGCCGTTTACGGCCTGAGGGGTGACTCCAGCTATTCGTGCCATGTCTGCTTTGGTAACGCCGCGATCAGTGATCTCAGTAAGGCGATCTACCAGAACGAGGTTGGGTTCTTCTTTTCTCATAGGGTCATTGTAAATATTTAGTTTACACACGCAATAAACTAGCAATTTGCAAGGTGCATAAATCTGTGGTTTACTTTCGCTGTCAATAAGCAGGAGAAGCACATGTCCGCACTCAATAAAGCAATAAAAGCCGCTGGCTCTGCCAGAAAGCTCAGCCTGGCACTGGGTGTGACGAGTATGTCCGTTAGTCATTGGAAGAATCGTGACCATGGAATCGTCCCACCAAATTACATTTTTTCAATCTTCAATCTGACCGGCGTAACTCCGCACGAGCTGCGCCCAGATCTCTACCCAAACCCCACTGATGGTTTACCTAAAGAGGAGCCTTAACAATGCAGACTGTTTCTTATCAACAGAGTAGCAGAGCTTCTTCTAACCCACTGATATTCGCGTGTCATCAAAGCGAATCGGCATATCAGGATTTTGATCATCGCGATATTTGCTCTGCGGTCCGAGCTTGGGCGGCAGCAGAAGGGCGAGTTTCTGTTGCGCTTCAAATCCAAGAAGCGGCGGAAGAACGCCAACTTGCTGGCGTGGATGTGTCTGGCAAGGCAGATGTTTGGAACGTGAAGCTGTTCCGCTGGCTCGACAACAAAGAAGACTCCGCATCGTACCGAAAGAACGTCGAACAGCTGGTGCCAGCGATCATGTCCGTATTACCGCTTCGATACCGCGACCGTGTCGTAAAGAACGACTCGTTTGCTTACCGAATGGCCAGGTTGGAAAAAGAGGTGAGTGAGGCGAAGCAAGCTCTGATGCTCGATGCACCGAAGAAGGAAAAGCTAAAGGAGTTAGGCGAGGGGATTTTCGAAATGTTCAGAGTCGATCCGGACCTTACGGCACCTCTGCTGGCGATGGTCACAACCATGCTGGGGGCAATGTGAAGACTTCAGAAAAGGCGAAAGCCGGTCTGCGCTAACAGAACCGACTTTCAGGTGCAAAAACGGAGTGTAATTGCGGAGCTAAGTATGTCAAACACAGCTGAAATTATCAATTTCCCCAACAGAACCGAACAACCGGGAGGTCGTATGGCCGACCTGTCGAACGGGTATACCAAGGTCGCTAACGAGATCCAACAGCTCAAGCCTCGTCTGAGAATGTCAGGCCGGGAGTGGCAGTGTTTTGAGGCGGTGATCTGGCTTACCTACGGCTGGAACAAGAAACAGGACCGCGTTACGAACACGGTGATTGCCGAGCTTACTGGGCTGAGTGATTCCCACGTTTCTGATGCGCTCAAATCACTCGCAGAACGCAAAATTATCTTCAGTCAGAAGCAGGGCGTGATGAAAACGGTCGGTATAAATACTGACCTTTCAGCCTGGATTTTAGACAAACCGAAAACGGGAAAAGTCTTCCCGAAATCGGGAAAAGTGTTACCGAAAACGGGAAAAACCTTCCCGGAAACGGTAGACACCCAAGACTATAACAAGAACAATATTAAAAGATCCTCGTCTCGGAATTCTGACGAATCCCGAAACCAGAAAACTCAAAAGTTTCTCTCGCGGCACCCAGAAGCTGCCGCCGGGATATACACCCCGGCAGGTAAATCATGGGGATCCGCTGACGACCTTAAGGCCGCTCGCTGGATTTACGACAGGCTTCTCACCGTCAACGCATCGCTATCCGAACCCAACTGGGCTGAATGGGCAAACACCATCAGGCTGATGCGCGTCCAGGACAAGCGCACGCACTACGAAATTTGTGACCTGTTCCAGTGGGCAAACCGGGACGAGTTCTGGAAAGACAACATCCTGAGCCCCTCGAGTCTGCGCAAGCAGTGGGATCAGCTCACAACCAAACGGCTACGTGCAACCGGAGCGGCAAAACCTTCCCGGGGTGGCATCGACCTGCATAACACCGACTGGATTGACGGGGTGCTGGAATGAAAAATCTTGCCGAGAGCATTCGCAATTTTGACCGGGAACAGGCTCGCCGCGTGGCGCACAACCTGCCTGAGCAGTACACCGAACGCGAGCAAACGCAGCAGGTGGCTCAGATTATCAACGGGCTGTTCGTACAGCTGGCGGCCGCGTTTCCGGCAAGCCTGGTTAACCGAAGCCAAGACGACGTTGACGAAATCCGCCGCCAGTGGGTGCTGGCCTTCAAAGAAAATGGGATAACCAGTATGGAGCAGGTTGAAGCCGGCATGCGTATGGTGCGTCGCCAGGAGCGTCCATTCTTGCCATCGCCTGGCCAGTTCATCAAGTGGTGCAGGGAAGGGCGCAGCGTGCTGGGGATCACCACTGCTGACGTCATGGCTGAATACTGGAAGTGGCGTAAGCTGGTATTCCGGTACCCGAGCAGTGAGCAGTATCCCTGGCCGAAGCCGGTTTATTACCACATCTGTCTTGAGCTGCGGCGACGGGGAACTGATGGCCAGTTGAGTAACAAAGAGCTCGAGCGTGAGGCTGGCGATATTCTTGATATGTGGGAAAAGCGGGTGCTGGCTGGGAAGCCGATTCCGCCTGTACGTAGAGCGCTGGCGGCGCCAGTATCGCCAAAGGGGCCGACACCTGCTGAGCTTTTGAAAGCTAAATATGAGCGGATGAAGACTGATGGGAGGGCATAG